TTTTCAAGGCGATAAACAATGCATTCAAAAGTGTGAGTGCGCACACCGTGATTAAGGGTTTGAACGCCGAACAATCCGCCACGGTGTTGCGTGAGAAATGGGATAGATTCAACGACCCAATCGCACTAGGCATGGATGCTGAAAAATTTGATGCTCATGTGAGTGTTCAAGCGTTGCAGTACGAACATAGTTTCTACAAAGCACTGTTTCCTGGTGCAGTTGTGTTAAAGAAGCTGGTTGGTTGGCAAATACGTAATGTTGGCAAAGCATATGCTAATGATGGGTGGGCAAAGTTCCGTATCAATGGAACTCGTTGCTCAGGTGATCTAAACACTAGTTTAGGGAACTGCATCATTATGTGCGGAGCAATTCATGCGTATGCAGCGCAGAAGAACATCGACTTAGAGTTGGCAAATAATGGCGACGATTGTGTTGTGATTATGGAGAGGGCAGATCTTGAACGTTTCACCAAGGGGGTAGAAGCGTGGTTCACCGATAGGGGGTTTAGCATGGTGTGTGAAACGCCTGTTGATTACTTTGAGGGGATCGAGTTCTGTCAGACAAAACCAGTGTGTGTTGAAGGCACCTGGAGAATGATCCGTAATCATACCGCTGTATTGAAGAAAGACACTATGTGTCTGATATCGATACAGAATGACAATGTGTACCGTAAATGGTTGCACGCTGTCGGCACTGGAGGGGTAATCCTGAATGAAGGTGTTCCGGTACAATCATCGTTTTATAATGCATACATGAGGTTTGGATTGTCGTGTTCACGCGGCATGATGGATCACATCAATAAAAATTCAAGTTTATCGACCCGAATCGAGGGGTTGAGGAGTACGGGAAGGACACGCGTTGCACCATCAACACGTGTGTCTTATTACTACGCTTTTGGCGTGTTACCCGATCACCAGGTTGTGATGGAAGGAATTTACGATTGTGCGACAATCCAGTCTTGGAACGACGAGGAAATTGCGCGCGAGTACTTGTTTAACCAGCCAGGGTTAAAATTGTTAAATAATGAGATATCATGGTAATTACTGCGGGCCAAATTGGTCAGCCGGACGCTACCAACCCAGTGTTGAGTCGGACCTACCACCATCTGATGAGTTTGATGCCACGTGTAAGCTGCATGATGCGGCTTATGCGCGGCAAGATGATTTATACGATGCTGATGGGCTCTTTTATGACTCTAACATTGGTAGAGGGTTTGAGCGATCTGCGGCTGCTTTGGTAGTTAAACTGCAGCAAACAATCATGCAAAGAACCAGGAATAAAATTATTATTTCACCAACTAACAATTTAATGAAGAACCTACGCGGCAAACAAATGCCAAAACAACAATCTAAACCGGTGCCACGAGTTGGTGCCACATCCGTGCCTGCTGCCATAGGGTTTACCCTGCGCAGCACGCCACCTAAAGTTGTAAGATCCGGTAACACAGCTCGTATCACGGGCGCAGATTTTGCAACATCCATCCTGACAAGCAACACCACAAACTATGCTCCGGCTGGTTCTGTGTTGTTGAATCCGGCGTATTTCCAAAACGCCATGTTGGGCTCACTTGCTCGAGCTTATGAGAAGTTTCGGTTTGTGAGAGCAGCGATTGAATATATACCAGCAGTCCCC